TCTCCACGCTCACACCAAGCTTTTAATCTGTATTCATTATCGGTGTTATCACCATTGGGAATAATAGCACTTGCTAATTTTGTACATTCCCTAAAAGCACTTTTCCAAGTATTAAAAGGATCTGTGTTAAATCTTGTAGTATTGCTAACAGGTGGCATTGGTTTGAATTTACTTGCTCCGCCAACTGAACTAGTGAAATCAATATTCCAGTCGGTTGCTTTTCTTACAGTTTGCGTTGGAAATAATTTTACTCCACCGTAACCATAAATTAAATCATTGACTGGATTCCTGCATCTCCAAACATGAATTTTATCTCTATCCCATTTTGTTGGTTTATACATAAAATCAAAACTAGAATCTAAATCTGCATCAGCATCTACTACATAAAACATTTCTGTATATGCTTGTTGCGAACATTGTTGGTGAGCATTAAAGATTCCTTTTACTCCTTTAACACGTCTAGCCCACGGAAAGTTTTTTTTAAGATTTTGATATGTGTCTTCTGCGTATGTTTCTTTATAACTTAAATGAAAAATATCATATGACATTATGCACGAGTTTCTTCAATCTTGTCAATAAGTCCAAAGTCTACGGCTTGTTGAGCAGTCATGAAAGTATCTCTTTCCATTGCTTTTTCTACAGTAGGTAAATCTTTACCTGTGTGTTTAACATACAAATTATTTAAAGTTGATCTTGTTTCTAAAATATCTTTTGCATGAATTTCAATATCTGATGCTTGTCCTCTAAAACCACCTGATGGTTGATGAACCATTATTTTTGAATGCGGAAGAGCAATACGTTTACCAGCCGCACCTGCCATTAATAATAACGAACCTGCACTAGCGGCCTGTCCAATACATACAGTTGATATATCTGGTTTGACATATTGCATTGTATCGTAAATTGCTAGTCCGGCCGAAACTGCACCACCTGGTGAATTGATATACATATAGATATCTTTGTTTGTACCTTCAGATTCTAAAAATAATAACTGGGCACAAATAACAGATGCCATATGATCATGGATTTCACCTGTTAAAAATATAATTCTTTCTTTTAGAAGTCTTGAATAAATGTCATAACTTCTTTCGCCTCTTGACGTTTGGTCAACTACCATTGGAATAAGATTACTCATAAATTTTACCTTTTTGTTTATATTGTTTATTATAACACAAATGTATTAAATGTCAAATTTAATTCCTTGTGCTAATGGTAAATCTTTACCATAATTTACAGTCACCGTAGTTCTTCTCATATATTGTTTCCAAGCATCTGAACCCGATTCTCTGCCACCCCCGGTGTCTTTTTCTCCACCAAATGCTCCACCTATTTCTGCACCCGATGGTCCTATATTAACATTTACTATTCCACAATCTGATCCAACTGCTGAAATAAATGTTTCAGCTTCTTGTACATTATCAGTAAAGATACAAGAACTTAATCCTTGTGATACACCATTTTGTATTCTAATTGCATCTTCTAGTTCAGTATATTTCATCACATACAAAATTGGTGCGAATGTTTCTGTTTTAACTAAATCACATTGGTCTGGAGTTTCCACAATAGCAGGTTTAACAAATGCATCACCTAACTCTTTTAGTGGTTGTCCTCCGTGTACTGTGTATCCTTTTAGTTTACAATGACCTAATACTTTTTGCATTCTTTCTAATGCTTCAGCATTAATCAATGGTCCTACTAAATTCTTTTGATCCATTGGATCTCCAATTGGTAGTGTGCTATATGCACTAACTAGTTTTGGCACAACTTGATCGTAAATATCTTCATGCACAATTAATCTTCTTAATGTTGTACATCTTTGTCCACAAGTTCCTACTGCACTAAAAACAATACCTCGTATAGCTAAATCTAAATTTGCATCTTTAGAAACTATCATTGCATTGTTTCCACCTAATTCATAAAGTGATTTACCTAAACGCATACCTACTCTTGGTGCTAATGAATAACCCATTTCAGTCGAGCCTGTTGCACTTAACAAAGCAATATTAGGATCGTCTGCCATCCACTCTGCTGTTTCAACATGGCCTTCTACCATTAACAATAAGTCTTGTACCGGTAATCCAAATTCTTCAACTGTGCTATCCCAAATTTCTTTACATCTATAAGCAACTTTCATTGTCTTAGGAGATGGTTTCCATACTACACTATTACCACACACTATTGACAAACAAAAATTCCAACCCCATGGAGCAACTGGAAAATTAAAAGCGGTAATTACACCTATTACACCTAGTGGGTGCCAAATTTCTTGTAGTCTATGATTTGGTCTTTCAGACGGCATTGTCAATCCATATAATTGTCTAGACAACCCAACTGAGAAATCACACATATCAACTACTTCTTGTACTTCTCCTACTCCTTCAACAAAAATCTTTTTGCTTTCGGCTGTTGTCATTGCACCTAGTTCATCAAGATGTGTTCTTAATTTATTACCAAACAATCTAATGACTTCTCCGCGTTTTGGTGCTGGAACCGTTTTCCAATAGTTTTGTACTTTTTGAGATTTTTTAATTACGTTATCGTATTCTTGTATGTTCATATGTTTAATACCATTCTAGCTTCTTCACTCATCATTTCAGGACCAAACGGTGGTTCAAATGTTGTAATAATCATACATACATCCACACCATCAACAACTTCAGTTGCTCCCTTGATGTCATCAATAATTTGATCTGCCGCTGGACAGAACGGTGATGTAAGAGTGTGAGTGACAGTAACTTTAGGTAACTCCGTTAAGTTAATATCGTATATCAATCCTAAGTCGTAAATGTTTATTGATATTTCAGGATCGTATACTTTTTTTAAATTGCTTATTATTTCTTCTCTTATTTGTTGTGTCATTATTCTGCTTCAACAGTTACATTAAGTGGATGTCCGGCTGACCTAGCCATTGTTGTTGATTCAATTGCTTTTTGTTCAGCAACTTCATGTACATAGGTACCTGCAACTCCTTTTCCTTTTTCATGTATTAACTTTGTTAATTCTGACGATGTGTCAGCATCATGATAAAAAATTTCTTGTAATAGCTTTTGAACAAAATCCATTGGAGTATAATCATCATTTAAAAAAATAACATGAAATCTACCAGGCTCTTTAAGCTCTGCGTCTGTTGATGATTGTGATCTTGATTCTGGTGTTGCGTTTGCTGGTGATGTCATATTTTTTCCTATTATTTTGATTGTATCTTTACATCTGGTAGAATATATTGTTTTTGCTCTCCACCCAATGTAAATTCTCCTTCTCGTTCTTTTCCTGTTAATGTTTTAATATCAATCGCAATTGGATTACCTCCGGACATTTCTTTTAGTTTTTCCAATTGTTCATGTAATTCTTTATCGTATTGTATACTAATACTTCGCGGTTGTCTAGTATCAATTAACCCTTTTAATTCCTCTATTGTATCATCGCTGTTAGATCTACTAATTAACCACAAATATATATGCCCTTTTTCCTCATTGGCTATAAAAGACAACAATATTTTCTTTCCATCTGGTAATTCAGTTGGGTGAGGCCACCCATATATTGACTTCAATCCATGATACATCAATAACGTGGTACATACTACCATTACTGTTGCAAAAACTTGTACTGTTTTTCTTAAATGATTTCTATATAACAAAGTCAAACATAACATACTTGCTAAAATTGACAATCCAAGAAATACTAAAATGTGTCCTGATATCATAATTAATTCCCGTTTGGTGTTGCACCATCTGTTAATGAATAACTTAAATGATTAATGCTTGTAACCTTTCCTTCTGAATCAACATAAAACCTAACAAATGTTTGTTCTTCTCCATCACGTGTAAAAATTTTTTCTCCTGCCCATATCAATTGATATGGATTAAGTTTTTCTACTTTTACTTGCACCGGTACTTGAGTTGATGATGTGTATTCATTGCCGTTACTTAATTTAGCATCTTGTGAAGCTTTTTTATTATACCAATGTACGTTAACAATATATTCTCCTTCAACTATACCTCTAATTGTAATGTGTTCTTCATTTAGTTGATGAATGATTGGACCATGGTCTGTTGATATAGTATCATTCACTGTGCCTAGGTCATCTCTATCTAAGTGTGTTAACCCTCTATCTTTAGCTCTGAAGTAAACAACGTTGCCTGTTGGATCTTTGAGATATAGATCCATGTCATCATTGTTTTCAGCAGGCCAAGACATTGTTATAATAAACTCTGCGTTTACAATAATGTCACCTTTTTTAGCAATAGGATTGATTAATAGAAAAGCAATAATAAACATCATTGTAATACCAATAATAGTATTAAACAATATATCTATAAATGCAATATTTGTATTATAATTTCTAAATCTCATCTTTAGCTTTGCCTAAATAGTTTTCTAAATACACATTAAGTCTAAAAAATTGTAATTTAAGAAGTGTACTGCAAATTAATCCAACTAATGTTGTATATAATGCTGTACTCATTCCTAAACTCATGTTAGATAGACTTTTTTGAACACTACTAGGATCAGCTAAATTCAAATCAGAAAAGGCTCCTGATAACATTAAGATAAATCCACTCACTGTTCCTATCAAGCCTAATGTCAAACAAATTTCCGATGAAAACCAACCTGTTTCATATCGGTTCTGTGTTTCTTTGCTTATGGTTTCGTTATTGGTAATTGATTTGGATAACAAATATGATTCTCTTCCACATAGAATTGTTATTCCTGTAAACAGAGCTAAAATTAAAAATGTAATTTTTGTTTGATCAGCCTGCCATAATATTTCAAAAACATTAAACGTACCAAGTACGGCTCCTGCTAATACTACTGTACAGAAAAACCACCACCACTCTAAAAAAGTTTTATAATTTTTGAATATTTGCATGGGTGTACCCTTTTCTATTTTTTAATATAAGTATTTATTAAAATATTATATAATAACAAGTACACCCATAAACATTTACTTTTTGTCTACTTCTTCGTAATCAGCATCAACCACATTATCTTCTTCTGTTTTTTCTTGCTGTTGTGTCTGTGATTCTTGTTGTGATTTATAGACTGCTTCTCCCAATTTCATTGCTGATTCTGATAAAGATTTAACGTCTTCTTTGGCTTTATCTAAATCATCTGCACTTAATGAAGCCTTTAATGAAGAAAGATCTTCTTCAATTTTCTTTTTATCTTCAGCTGATAACTTGTCGCCGTGTTCTTTAAGAGTTTTTTCAGTAGAATGTACTAATGTATCTGCTTGATTCCTAGTTTCTACCTGATCTCTTTTCTTTTTATCAGCTTCTTTGTTAGCTTCAGCTTCTTTGACCATCTTCTCTATATCAGCATCACTTAATCCACCGGATGCTTGAATTGTAATTTGTTGTTCTTTGCCTGTTCCTTTGTCCTTGGCAGAAACGTTTACAATACCATTTGCATCTATGTCAAAAGTCACTTCAATTTGCGGTATGCCTCTTGGTGCTGGTGCAATACCTTCTAAATTAAAGTTACCTAATAGTTTATTATCAGCCGCCATTTCTCTTTCACCTTGCGTAACTCTAATTGTTACTGCTGACTGGTTGTCATCTGCTGTAGAGAAAGTTTGACTTTTCTTTGTTGGAATGGTTGTGTTCTTTTCAATTAGTTTGGTTGTGACACCACCTAACGTTTCAATACCAAGTGATAACGGTGTAACATCTAATAGAAGTACATCTTTAACATCACCTTGTAATACACCACCTTGGATTGCGGCACCAATTGCCACTACCTCATCTGGATTGACTCCTTTGTGTGGTTCTTTACCAAAAAAGTTTTTAACTGTTTGTAAAACTTTTGGCATTCTAGTCATACCACCTACCATTACAACTTCATCTATGTCAGATGCACTAAATCCAGAATCTTTTAATGCTTTTTTACAAGGTTCCAATGTTCTGTCTACTAGTTCATCTACTAGTGCTTCAAATTTAGCTCTTGTGAGTTTAAGATTTAAATGTTTTGGTCCAGTTTTATCAGCTGTAATAAATGGTAAACTAATATCAGTTTGTGTTGCTGATGATAATTCACATTTTGCTTTTTCCGCCGACTCTTTTAAACGTTGCATAGCAAGGTTATCATTTTTTAAGTCAACACCAGAATCTTTTTTAAATTCATCTACTAGATAGTTAACTAAAACATTATCAAAATCCTCACCACCTAATGATGTGTCACCATTAGTTGACTTAACTTCAAATACACCATCACCTATTTCTAAAATAGAAACATCAAATGTACCACCACCTAAGTCATATACTGCTACTGTGCCTGACTTCTTTTTATCTAAGCCATATGCAAGTGCGGCCGCTGTTGGCTCATTTACGATTCTTTCAACTTCTAGTCCTGCAATTTTACCTGCGTCTTTGGTTGCTTGTCTTTGTGAGTCATTAAAATATGCAGGAACAGTAATTACCGCTTTGGTAACTTCTTGGCCTAAATATTTTTCAGCAGTCTCTTTCATTTTTTGCAAAACAAATGCAGAAATTTGAGAAGGCGAATACTTTTCACCATTACTTTCTACCCATGCATCTCCGTTGTCTGCTTTTACAATTTTAAATGGGGATGTCTGTATATCTTTTTGTACAGAGTCTCCATCAAATTTTCTACCAATTAATCGCTTTGCCGCGAAAATTGTATTAGTGGGATTTGTTACCGCTTGTCTTTTAGCCGGTGTTCCTACTAGTTGTTCGTCACCAAATGATACAACTGATGGTGTAGTTCTAGTTCCTTCAGCATTCTCAATAACTTTGGCTTCTGATCCTTCCATTATAGATACACATGAATTTGTTGTACCTAAATCGATTCCAATTATTTTACTCATCTTTTCTCCTTTACGCCTTATATGTAAGCACGTTTTTTTAAATTACGACCTAAAAGTTGGATAGGGCTTTTACACCCTATCCTTAATCAAGTCTTTATTTGATTTTAATAGTTCTTGGTTTTTTAGACTCTGGAATAATTCTTTCCAAAGACAC